TTAGTCTTTAGTTTTTGAAGTATGTTCTATTAGCAATAAGTATTCCCACAGTGTGAGCTTGGTACAATTCACTCCGTACCTTTGATTCAAGAGGGTACGCTGGATGAATCCATCTTCGTTTTGCTTGGCGAGTTTTTGCCCAGCACTTTGTTCAATTGGAGTTCCTCCATCTTGTCGATTACCGTCAAACAGATCCGCAAATCTTCCTCTGATAGCGTTGGCAAGGGCAGCATATCCTTCAGCTGCATCACGATAAAAAAATCGCTGATGTCTGCTGCCTCCTTCCAGCGAGCTATCTTCTCCTTGCAGTATTCAGGATCATAGCTATACGGTGATTCATTCTTGTCGAAGAACGCTACTGATGCAAATTTATATATGATTTCACTCGTTGGCACTATCCATTCCATCCTTTCTTTCATCATCGCAATCAGTTTGATGATCTCGCCAATCTTGATGCTCTTCGGGTCATTGGTGACTTTCTCCATCGACTCGATAAACGACATCAGATGCTCACGCTGGAATCTCATGTTCCACTCCTCATACACTTGCAACGCCATCAGTCCACGCATCGAGAACGTATTGAAATAATCCTTCAGCCGATAGTATTGCACTCCATTGCTGATGAAGGCAGGCTCTATCACGTGACCTTCCTCAAGTTGCCAGATAGGCTTATGACCCAGCTTCGTGATGAGCTTCGCCCACCAATTGCTGATAGTATTCTTTAATCTCGTCAATCGCAGTTTCAATTTTTCCATATCTTACTATTCCACCGACAATCAGTTGCCAGTTGTTATCCTGATATAATTTAACCTCATGACCCTGCCGTGTCTTCCATCTGAACGGCTTGCCCTTGCAAGCACAACGCCCCAATGGATAGTACCCTATGCTGACCAGGTATGCGTTTAGTTCACTCACTGAAGAACTTGTTGTAGATGATTGTGTTCACTGCAGCCAATGCAGGTATGTACATGATCAGCATGGCTATGTTCCAGTCGAATGTAATCCAGTAGGGTATCGAGTACACCGAAGCCATGCAGGTCACACATCCCCCCAACGGCATCCACAAGTAGCCAAGCCACTTCTCGCCCCACTTACCGAGCCATTCAAGTATCATGCCTTCCTCCATCGCAATCTTGAGTCCGTTGATGAATAGCGAATTGATAACTAAGAATATGAGTGTGTCCATCATTAGTCGTATACAACTGTGTTAGGTGTGAACGTAAGGCGGTAGCAATCGTACTCCACCGCATCCAACGACAAGACCATTGGGTTGCCTGAGTTGTCGAAGATGCTGACCGTGTAGCTTGAGTAGGGATTGAAAAGTCCGTCAGGGAAGTTCGTTGTGTCAATCGTGATGACTCCCTGCTCGGTTGTTGATGAGTAGTATGTGTACTCCACATTGCTCTGATTGTCTGTGAAGACAAGCTTGTATCCAGTCTCAGGATTTAGTCCAGTCAACTCAAAGAATTCATTGCAGTTGGGTATGTTCAGTTCCTTGCAATCGTTACATACCTCAACGGCTTCGAATGTACCGCTGAAGATTCCACCAGTATCATCAAGCAGACTCAACGCAACCAAGTCATCAGCACTCACCGCAGGGTCGATACCCATGCTGCGTATCCTGAATGTGATGTAGATATTCGTGCCAATCAACTGTTGGGTGTATGTAGTGGTTGCTGAGTACGCACTATCGAGCGTGACTACTATGTCATCGAGAAGTGCGGTTAGACTTCCGTATCCACTGCCCGCACCTGAGGTTGATTGTTTCCACAAGTAGTATCCTGAATTGCTCCAAGTTGATATGATTGGAATCTTGATAGTACAGTTGTAGCTCGTTGCCATGATTACAAATATACATCACAAAAAGCGAATCCAATCACGATGAAAACTATGGCAGTAGTACCGCCAGCAATCCAGCAAGTCAGCCTTGCGGATGTCAGTGCTGCGGTCCTTCAGGATGTCACCGTCCTCGTCAACCTCCACGTACTTTAGATCCGTGATGAGACCCTTGCAGGTTGGACTGATTCGTATGCAGTAGTTCTGAAGCAGTGAATTCACAAGCACCCTCGTATCCCGGATGCTGGGGTTCACCGCAGGCTGACGCATCTGCGCCCGACCAAGATGAAGTCGAGCAGCCACTACATCGTAGTATCCGGTGTTGCCTGATGTCAAGGCTGAACGGTTCGCTCCGGTCGCATCGCCAGTCACTATGAAGCTCGCCTTCGGGAAGGCTGCGATGATTGTGTCGCATAGCTGATAGATGTCAGAGTTCCGCAGTGCGAACTCTTGAACCACGTTGATGCAGCCGTCCTTGTGCTGGATGGCAAGGCAAGTGATAGGATCCACGTTGAAGTCGAAGCTCAGATACAAGTGCTGGAGCTTATCGTACTCCACCGCCTGCACGTGCTTGGCTTCGTCAAAGGCATAGGCGAAGGGATTGTTCGCAAGGTCAACATCTTCCGCAAGTATCTCGCATCGGAATGTCAACTCATCCAACTGCTCACGCAAGTGGTTCACCTCATCGTGGCTGATATGCGGATTATCGTAAGTTGATAAGTTGAAAGAACTCCAGCTCGCATCATCCTTTGCGAATAGTTCCTTGAAGAAAGTCCTGCCGAACTTAGGAGTGCTGAGAATCCACGCATCACCCTTGAAGTCCAGCAGCGTTGCCATGATTGTCTGAGTCCACGCTTCACGGAACTTCTTAGCCTTCTCAGCCTCGTCAATCACGACCCTTGCATACTTGCGACCTCGTCCTGAGTCAGGCTCGTCCATCGACCAGAAGTCGATAATCCCACCAGTGATTAGGCGCATCTGTTTAGTCTGCTCGTTCTTGGTCTCGATGATAGGCTTGAGTGTGTACTTGAGTTCAAGCCACACATCATGCAGGTCCTTGTACGTTGGCGCATAGTACGCACATGGCTTGCCATCGAGGGCAATCTGAGGAAGAAGCTCGTTGACCGCAAGCGTAGTCTTGCCCCACCGCCTGCCAATCTTCAGCACGTTGTACCGGCTGGCTTCCGTCAGCACTTTCTCTTGCCCACTATGCAGTCTCTTGAGCTTGACCTCGATGTCAGTCACGGATTATCCTGATGTTAATCGTGCCGTCATCCGGCTTAATCTCCTGACGGTTCATCTTCGGAGTGATGTACTCAGCAAGAGTAGCCAGCATCTTGAGTCGCTCGCCCGGACTGAGTTCAGCCAAGTCACGCCTCATCTGGTACTCATCGTACTCGTTCAGCACTCGTTCTATCTTTTCTTTCAGCCTCATTTCTTCTTCTTGACTTTAACAGGCAGGTTCTTCATCTGCTTTGGAGATGTCTTCTTGGCGAACTCCTTTGCGACTTTCGGATTCGTTGCGTATAGATACGCTCTTTGCGATTTTGATTTGAATGGCATCGTCTCTTAGGTTTACAAAGATAAAGCTAATCTCTTCGGTTATTTTTTGCTCTTGCTTGATGTCATACCAATCGCTTCCATCAAAATAACCTTGCATCATCTCTTCATTCGCAAGTCTCAAGGTATAGTTTCCTTCATCGACAAGCAGATCATCAAATCGAAACCATGTGTTTCTCACTCAATCTCCCCCTCATCACGAAGCACCCTCTCTGCCCACCTCAGTGCAGGCTCACCGCCCCAGAGCAGGTACGAGATAGTGCCACACGCAGTAGTGTCACGTGGGTCATAGTATTCGGCTGCTCTGCTCAGATACGAGTACATCCGCTTGACCGTCTCAGTAGTGATAGTCTCCCGGTTCGCCAGTTGCTGCGCACGTATCTTGCCCACCTGCGTAGCGCATCGGTTGTTGATCTCAGCGTTCAGCCGTATACCCCTCTCAGCTTCATCGCTGATGGCTTGAGGGTAGTCATCGTATGTTGCCATTACTTTTTGCTTCTGTATTGGTAAAAGTAAAGATAGTCATTCACGAGACAATCGTCCTTGAGCAGTCCTGACTCAGCCAAGCGTATCGAATAGTCACGGTCCTCGCCCATGCTTATAGGCTTGTATCCTATCTCCTTTGCGATACTCGTCATCACCGGGTTCAAGTGATTCAGCGGTCTTGTGTACCTCATCGCTCCATCGTAGCGAACTGGCTTCTCTGAGTACGCAAGTCCTGCCTTGTGGATGAACTCGACCGGGATCTTGCCGTCCATAGTGATGATACCTCTGAACCCTACACCATACGCATCACGCCTCATCCAGTGAACAATCTTGTCCACGTAACTGCCAGCAATGATGTCATCATCGTCAATGAAATTTATATACTTGGTCGTGCAGTTGTCGACTGCGTACTGTCGCTTCTCGCCTATCGAATGCTCACGGTTATCCTTGAGGACCACCACATCAACCTGATGATTGAGCTGAGGGTCGAGTAGTCCACGCAGGCGTTGGAGGTAGTTCTCCCTGCCGTTGATTGTCAGGATGAATATCGTCCAGAGTGGCTTAGATGGGGAAGCCATTGCGTTTGCGATGTTCGAACACTCGTTGCCCATGATCCCACGCTATTTTGGAGTTCTCCTTCTGGTAGGTCCTATCAAGCTTGCTCTTGCCTACCGTATAGTGTCTGTGGTCGAACTCTAAGTTCTTATCGACCCGGTAGAATCCGTGCTTGCGAGCAGTCTCAGCAAGGTCATTGTCTGCGAACATGGAGATGTACGCAGGATGATACAAGTACCCAAGTTTCTCGTATGCGAGTCTGTTCATAATGGGTAGAGTCACGATGTCGCTGCGGATTCCGTCAAAGACCTGCAAGACCACTGGCTCATCGCCATAGGCATCGAAGCGTTCTATGAGTTTAGTGTCCCAACCAAGTGGAGGAAACATATCATCGCTCACCAGCACCAAGATATCGCCCTGACTACGCTCGGCAGCAGCGTTACTTGCCTGCACCATGTTGGTCGAGTCACCGACTATGATAGTCACTGGCTCATTGTCGAAGACCCGGTAGTAGTCATCGGCATCCGGGTCGTTGGAAGATAGGCTGATGATCCACTCGATCTCATCGTAGTTGGTCTCAGCCATGACCCACTGGTGATGACAGAAGACCGCCTGCTCAGACCTTCCGAAGCTGGGGTGGATTATGCTAATTCTCCGGTCCATATCCCTTCAATTAGACAATGCAACCCATCCAAGCACCTTGCTCTTCGTGTATAGCCTTCGCCTGATTCAGCGATGATTCGACCATTGCGAGCGATGATACGCCACCGCCACAGTCCTTGTTTATCCTTGTAGATTTCGTATTTCATTGTGTTTAAGATAAATAAGGGGAGGCAACAACTCCTCCCCTTCAAACAACAAACTAACTATGAACGAATTTCGCTTTACGGAGCGATTTAAGACACTTTCGTGTTAGAATGGTAGGTCACCCCCACCAACGTGCAGAACGTTCGCCTGAACGCTTGTATTGGCGTTATACGGCTTTTTGAAAGCAACCGACAGATATTTCTCACCTACCTTGCTGGTCTTGACCCAAGCACTGAGTTCCATCGGTTCACCGTTGACAACGCACTTGCCAGTGTAGTCCGGGTGGGTTTCTTGTTGTTTCTTCTTGTTGGAGAACAAAGCTCCTGAGTTATCCTTCTGATCCATTTGTTATATTGGTTTGGCGTTAAATATCGTAAACGATTCGATTCCTCCAAGCACTTAATTGAATCTTCATTCAATCTTCATCAGTGAAGGAGATTTAATTTAAATGAAGGAACACAATCACATAAGTGATTGAATAATAATTACTATGAAGGAGTGAAGAAAACTTTTTGAACTTCACGGAAAAAGGGTCTTCCGTAAAATCATATAAAAATAAAAGAAGAAGAGAAAAGCCTATCTTCACTCCTTCACTTTTCAATGTAACTATATTGTTTTTCATTGTGTTAGATAGTGAAGGAGAATTTTTACTTGCTTCATTATGGTGTTTTTTGCTTCACTTTTTTGGGCAAATTCGAACCCAAGTGCCACTGCTTTGATGTTTTTTCTCTAATTCTTGTCCTTGATAGTTGGAAACCTCATTTAACCACTTCGTGAACTGCTTGACCGTAATCTTGGCATGGTCCGGGAACGAAGCCTTGAATTCCTCAGTTTTTTGACTGCATTTGAAGAAATCGTTCAAAGGAATGAAGTCATTGTACCAGTTGATGAACTCCTCCGGTACTATGTTTAGCAGCTTTTTGTAGTTAAGATTGTTCGGCTTTGTCTTAACCAATCCCTCACGCAAGTAATCGTGAACGCAAGACATCATGAAGTTATCGAAGAGTTGCCACTGATACTGATCCCAATCATCGTATAGGTTATGCCCGAAGTGGTCTCGTGGCGTGTACTTGGGCGAGAAGAACTGCTTGAGTTCGATTTCGTGCCTGCGCCTATCGTGGCTTGCTCCTTGACCATTGACAACGTAGTTGCTGGTGATCATGACCTTTGGGGAGTCGGGGTACTCA